ACAGAATTATTAAAAAAGTACCCTTTTCTTACTTTCCTGGTATATGGAGGTAACGATTACATCGGGGTCATTCAGAATCTGGATGAAGTTATTACCACCATCTACGACTACGGTGCACTGCGTACCGTGGAGCAAAAACAACAGTTCTTGGCGCTGGCAGATACCTGGTGGTGGGAAAGTAACAGGCTGATACCCATTAACGTGTTCTTAAAAGCAGAATGGACACCATTTAGAGCTGTGGTCAAAACCATGAACTCAAAAGATGTAGAAATTAAATTTGGGCCGCAAGTGAGCCTGAAAGAAATTGCTGCCAAACGCAGCAAACGCAGAAGTATTACTCTTGTTCGGAAGCTTGGCTAAGCAGGTTAATATTGACCACAACCAAATGGCTGTAAGAAATTGCATGTGCTTTTTTGAAGTAATAGCCATCGTCACCGGGCCGTTCCCACACCGTTGCAGCAACATCCTGCCACGATTTACCAATTAAATGCCGTTTAGCAGGACGTATTACAGCCAAGAACATGGCCAGTCTTGCAATACTGTTCACCGCCTCAGGCATTTGTATTAGAGTATCGTAGTGTGCGCCAATATGAATTAGTTTGGCAAAGAATTCCGGGTCATACAGTTTATCCCAGGTTGGTTCCGTGGACATCAGTTGCTGCAGGTGTTGTTCGCTCTTGACCTGCTGATATAACCCAACATTTAGTACGTCAACTTTGATGTAACCGTGTTGTTCTGCTGCTTCATAGTCCAAGCTGGATCTTCCGGTGAATGGATCTACAGGAATATGTGTAAAGTAAACTCCGGTATTGTGCCTGATGTTTTTGTCTTGCTTGATAATAGCGGCTGCAGTGTGCGTGAGCAACGCCAGGGCACTGTCTCTATTGGCTACATCTATGTCAACGTCTGAGGTAAATTTCATAGTCCTGCTGCCTTTAAAACGTGTTTACACCATTCTGCATCAGCCACGTAATCGCAAAATTTGTGATTCCAATGATCAGGATCAATCCAAGGCATAACCATAGCCAGATGCTCCGGACCAAGATTTCCAAGAAACTCGCGACCACTAGCACAATTAAAAACAACCCAAGGACTAATCCTACCGGTACAAATATGGTAACAAACACGATTAGCGTTACCGTACAAAAAGTAATGGCTAAAATCAGCAATGCCGCTAGTTCCAACATAATCTTGCATCTCCTGTAAAGCACGTTCCAGTGCATCTTGTGGTGATTCTTTTCTAAGATATTCTAGTAGCCACTCTTCGTAGAATGTATCTTTGCACCAGAAATCTATCTTTTTGTTGTTCTTCAGGAGCCATGTAGTAAAACTGTTGCTATTGATAGCCCTAACAGCAACCAGATGTCGGCCGTAACGAACGAAAGCATTATAATAAGGACTGTTGACAAAATCTTCATAACTTTTCAGCCGTGCGCTGCCCTGTGTGGTTTCGTAGAATTGTAAATAGGCTCTTAGTCCAAACTGAACTCCTGTTTCAGTTTCCTGTTGCCATCTGCGCTTGGGTTCGCAAAGATGCACACTGAGTGAACTTTCTTTGCGAAACTCCTTGTCGCAATAACGACATTTATAGCTCGGCTTTGATTCGCTTGTCATCCCACCCATGCTCCCGAGCCAGTTGTTTTAGTTCTGCTGTGCTGTTTATCTGTGCCAACAACTCAAGTTCATCTTGTTTGTACGCAGGATAAATTTGTCTAAGAAACTTCACTGCCTTGCTGTTGTTGCCATCACGTTTCTTTTGCTTGATCCAGTCGTGTCTGAACGTGCCCATTCCTGGACTCACTGTGGTAGCCGATAACCATTGCAGTTCTGGGTGGCGGCTGAGATCGAAGAAATGCTTGTTTAAGTTTTCGTTGCAACTCAGCAGGTAATAAGCCTGCAGGTCTGCGCTGCCTTGTACACTGCTGCTCCAGCGTATCATCAAGAACGTGCTGAATTTTTTGCGCTCTTCGTCAGTAAGCTCACGATAAAACTGCCGATTCTTGGTATCAAGCTGTTGTAGTTCATTGCTGATGTTTAGTTTATCGCTCATACTGGATGGTGTTGTACTGATTCATGTTGTCGACCTAGTTGGTATATAACTATAACACGATCCAGTGCATCTTGCAAGCCAGGATTATACCTGGCTGCTTGTCGAATGTCGTGCCATAATTGGTCTTGGAGAATTTGTTCTCGTGTACTTGAAGCGTCTCTACCTACTTCAAATCTGGTGTCTGGAGGATCACCCAGCTTTCTTGCATAAGTTACCCCATCGGCCTTTTCATAAATGTAAGTTGCTCCGGGTTCTAATTTACCAACATTTTCCATAATCTACTATCTCACTTTGTCTTGATATGTCTTTGACGAAATACGCACACAGAGGTTTTTCAGTTCCGGTTTCTAATGGTATTGCCAACAGTTGCCCGGGCTTGAGTTTGGGGAAATACCATTTGACGTCTTGATAGATATCCACAATTTCAATGGTGGCAAACTCGGGCCTGAAACTGCTGAGAGGATTAAAACAAAACACACTGAAACCTCTGTCGTTAATGCTGGTTAGCGGCACAACTTCTAGATCGCCTAGATCAGGTTCGCCAATCAACACATGCCAGTCCACCGGCATCTTGATCTGGTTGTTGCCAATCTTCAACACCAGTGCCGGACTGTTGAAACTTTCTAAAAAGATTAACGGAATGTAAAAATAATCTGGAGTTCTAGGATCGCTATTATCCAACACAGCAAAACGCAAATCTTCTACTTCATCAGGTATATCGTTTAGCTCGTAGGCTGTGTTTTCTAGCGTTAGGATTCTCATTTTAACTTTCTTGTTTGTTTCATCTTACTTCTGTTACTATGCCGTTAAAGTTTGTCACATATGTAGTGTCTGTTAATTCGCAGTCAGGCGCCATATAAATAAGCTTCATTGCATGTGGGTGCTATCAGGTATAGATTTATATAATTAAATATTGTACATCCTTGCTTATCAATGTATGCCAACAAATCTAGTACATATAGTTCTTCTTTTTAAAATTATCTACCGTAGACTATATATTTGTCTGGTCTATCATCAGACCAGGTGTCTGATAATAGATCAAGATTATTAGTTTTTGCTAGCCAGGCGCTATAAAGATAGTATTCTATTGTTTTACCTGTGCCCGGGTCTGGTCTATAGCTCTGCGTTAAATTATAACCTACTAGGTCTAAAATACTTACATCTGTTTTGTCTAAGTATTCTAGCATGTCATTTACAAGTTTTGTAATTAAAATAGCAGGTGTTTCTGGCCGCAGGGTGCGGTCTATATAATCCCATGGGTTTAAATCAAAAAATTTATATGCATTTATCCAATAAAACAAGTAGCTTACATCGTCGTCAAAATCTGGAACGTTATTTTTAAATTTGTCAAATCTGGACATCGCTCTGTTATCTTTGATCATTGCCAAGATATCATAAGATTCTATAAAATAATCTTTACTGCACAAATGTAGATAGTAATCAGTTGGTATAAGATTGGCGCAGGCTAGTGTTAACATTATTTGACTTACCCAGCCGTCGTAGTTATGCCTTGGTCCAAATCTGTTGTCAATTCTCAGTGGAGCTACCATTCTTGGAATTTCTTCCCAGTGATAGATTTTAACCAAGGGGTAATATGAAACTATTTTTTGCAATCGCTCTAAATAATTTATATCATCATTTAAAATAATGTAATGATAAAATTTTGTTACACTATATTTTTCAATTGATTCCAATAACCTAGGAATTAAATAAAAGTCTTGTTTGCACGTTACAGTTAAACCAGTAACTTGACTGTTACTCATTGTGTAAATCCTGCCATTTTAATAAAAACATTGTGAGTTCGGCCTGATTTTTAAAACTCAAATGTTTCCAGTTTACTTGCTTGCCGCATCCTGTTTGTTGACACCAAACAGCCAATTGACATATGTCTTGGTCAACTTGCACCCAGGTAATGCCGTTGCCTCTGTCTATTATTTTAAAACTCATTTCCATTCCACTTTCTCTATAGTAAAAGGATAGTTGGCCTCTCGATAAAACTGTTTGCGTTTGGTCAAGTGTCGTTTCGCAAACTTGCATGTACTGGTTATGTCCCAGATTTGCACATGGTCTTTGTCCTCCGCTTTGCGAATGCCACGCCCGATACTTTGTATGACCCTAACAAAACTCTTGCCAGGCTCAAGCAGCACAAGATTAAAAATACGGGGAATATTAATACCAACAGCCGCAACGCCGTAAGTGGCAATAATAATTTTGTTGGTGCTGGTGGCAATTTCGTCGTATTCATCTTTGCGATCTTTGGCCTTGGTTGATCCTGATACAAAAACCACATCGGGTTTGTCCTTTAATAAACTGAACAGTGTGCTCAGTTCCACCTGCAGCATCTTGCCTGTTTCAATCCTGTCAATCAGGATCAAGGTATTACCACCATCTTTGATGGCATCAACCAGCCCAGCAATGTGAGCAATGCGTTCTGCATTGGTAGTCAAGTATTTAAGCTCGCTTTGATAATCTTTGTAATCAGCATGGTCCACCAATTGCACAATGTTCACATGACAGTTGGCCAAATGGCCGGCATCTTGCAGTTCACTGGCACTTAGTTTACCCACAGTATCTCCAAGGCTGCAAAATATACTCATGTATTCAGACGGCTCTTTGGGTATAGTACCAGTCAAGCCCCAACGAATTGGAATATGCGCCATCACGCCAGTCAGCAGAGTCTTTAATGCATCTGCTTTGGCCATGTGTACCTCATCCACGATAACACACACTACCCCTTCAAGAAACTCTTGAATGGTGATCTCCGCTTCTGCGTTCTTGGTATTTTTTAACAGGATATTCAGACTCTGCCAGGTACAGATGGTATGAGTACGACCAAACTCTTTGCGATCGCCAAAATAAACACCCACATCCAGCTGCATGTTCACATAATCTTGTTCTGTTTGTGTAACTAGGCTTTTGTTGGGTACAATCACAATGCTTCTACCGTATGCACTGACTGCATCGCTCAATGCTGCAGTAATAACTGTTTTGCCGGCGCCGGTTGCAATTTCTTGTACACACTGTGGATTGGCAAAGAATCTGTTGATAATTTCAGGCTGATAGTCTCTGAGTTCCATGGGTTCACCGGCTTTGACATGACCCGGGGGCCATGCAATATGACTGTAGCTTTGCTCGTTGACTGCCGTGAACTCAAAAGTGGTACGATACTGTCTGGTATCTACTAACTGGCAGTCGTAACCG